ATATCGCGGACTTCGCTTGACGTGCTGTCCTGTCAAGACCTTGTCCGTCTCCATAAATGCCGCAGAAAGAGCGGGGTCGCCACTCTCGTTCGCTAGTTTTCTGAGGGCAGCGTTCCTCTCCAACTGCCGTTCTGGCGTTCTGTTGCCTGTGAGGATGTAGGGTACGTCTACACCCGCTGTCGCAACCGCAGATAGATAAGTGGCATCCGGCGACCGCTCCGACGACTCGTAGAGCATCTGAGTTTTCTTTGTTACCCCGCCAAGTTCGCCAAATTTTGTTTGATTAAGGCGCAACCGCGCCCTCTCTTCGCGGATTCGATCACCAAAAGTAGTCGTTTGGTTCATAAAAGCACCTTGACAGGGAACCGTTTGGTTCATTATAGTCTGTATCAACTTGATACAACAAGGGTACTCCATGAAACAGGATCGCGTCAAAGCCCTTCGCTCAAGACTTGAGCGCGAAGGGAAAACAATCAAGCAACTCGCAGAGGAGCGCGGCTTGAACTACACCGCCGTACGACAGGTACTGAACGGTTTCAACAAGGGCAAATACGGTAAAGCACACCACATAGCTGTAACTCTCGGACTGAAGTGAGGATGTTATGAACAACAACGAAATCGACCTTGGCATCGGCCGTAGCCTCGAAAAATTCAAAAGTGCCCCGGCGGCACTTTTTGAAAACGACGAAATATCGACAAATCCATCAAGCATTGCCGATGAACTCGGGTACGAAGGCTCATTGGCCATTGATGTACTTGAAGAGCGTATTCGGTTTTATCAGCGCCGCACGGTAGAAGACGCTATCGAACTCGGCAAATACCTGTTGTTGCTCAAGTCAGTAACCGAACACGGTGACTTTCAGGGGCGCATTGAGTCTCTTGGTTTTTCTTACAGGTCAGCGGCGAAGTTCATGCAGGCGGCAGGAAGAATTGCCAAAAGCGCAACTGCGGCAGTTTTAGCAAAACAGGTCAAGAGCATGAAGGGGTTCCTCGAACTTCTCACCCTCGAAGACGACGACATCCAGAACATCCTCGAACTGGATGATCTGGACAGGATGTCGGCCTCGCAGTTGCGCAACCTCGCGCGAAAGCTGCGTGAGGACAAGGACACCGTGCAGACGCGGCTCAACACCGCCGAGTCCCGTCTTGACCGCCTACAGCGAGGCATCGCCGCTACTGACCCGGACATGCCAAAAGAAACCGTCATTGCGCGTGCCTACTGCATGAATGCACAGAAAGCGGTCGAACTCAAGCTGGAAGGGCTGATGAGGAACTTCACGCAGGAGGCTCGCGCAGAAACCGAAGAGGCCCGCCTGCGGCTTGAACAAGAGTGGGTCGCGGCCAACGTGATCGCCGCCCGCGCACTGGATGTGATTGCCCGCATGCGCGAACTGGCCCCGTTCGAGTTGCCGTCCCGGATCATGGGGCAGCACATCCTGACCCCCGAAGAAGCTGAACGCTGGCTGATCGACTCCCGGATGCTCGAAAACACTGAAGGTGTCGAAGAAGCATTGCTGCATGACCCTGCACCGGAACGGCGCGGCCGGGGGCGTCCTCGCAAAGAAAACACGAAGGCATAAGCCATGCAAACCGCCGCTCTCATGAAGATCGTCCCAGGAGACTCGCGCCGCCCTGCCATCCGGCCCACGGCGCAGGTGCTGATGCTCCGCGAACGCGATCCGTGGAAAGAAGCCTCGGATCGCGCCCGGCAGGTAGCCGTCTGCCGCGAAACCATCGTGCTGGCGTTGAAGAACCGCCCAGACCAGTATTCAACCCTCACCTCCGCCATCGAAAACCTGATCGAACGGGCGCAAGGATCGATGCTCTCACCGCACGTCGCAAGCGCATTGCGTAGCGCGGCGAAAGCGGGTCGCCCTGCGCCGGGACGCTCCGCAATCTTCGAGTGGGTGAAGCTCTACGACGAAGGCGGCATCAACGCCCTATTGCCAGACCACAAGGGCCGCGTCGTCGAATCCGCCTCCTGGTGGGGGCCGGCCCTTGAATACTTCAATCAACCCTCGAAGCCGAGCATGGCAGCGGTCTATAAACAACTGCGTGAAGTCGATGGCTTTGCCGTCACCTACGATCAGGTACGGATATATCTCACGTCCGTTCCCGCTCAAGTGGGGAAGCACAGCCCGGCACGGCTTGGAAAAAATCTCTACCGTCTGACCGAGAAGGCGTACAGACGGCGCTGTACCACGAACGCGCTGCCCGGTGACGTGTATGTGGCCGACGGCTACCGGGGCGACATCTATCTCGCGCACCCCGTAACCGGCGACATCTGGCGGCCGGAGTTTACTTGTGCCATCGACTTGCGCAGCCGCGTACCCGTTGGCTGGCGGGCGGACGAACATGAAGGCACGTATGCCGTCCAGAACATGTGGGCGGAAGCCTTCGCCCGCTGGAATCATGTGCCGCCGATGCTCTACGTCGACAACGGTTCTGGATACAAGAATCGTTTCATGGATGACAAGCTCACGGGCTTTTATTCCCGCGCAGGCATCAAGGATATTATCCATGCCATTCCCGGTAACCCGCACGGCAAAGGCTGGATTGAGCGGTTCTTCCGCATCGTCAAAGAAGATTTCATCAAGGTCGAGTTTCCTGCCTTCTATTGCGGCGATGACGCTGCCCCGGAAAACTTGAACCGCATCGTGCGCGAAGTCAAGGCGGGTCGGCTGCAACTGCCTTCCCTTGCGGAATTCACGATTGCGTTCAACGCCTGGATTGCCAGATACGTTCAACGCGCCCATCCGGAAGACAAAACCGTGACACGCGCCGAGCTATGGCGTGAGTTGCAACCGCTGCCGCCCGCCTCCTCTGTGGCCGAGTTGAAACGGCAGGCCGTGACGCTCACCGTGCGCCGTGCCTCGGTCAAGCACGGTCGCAGGGAATACGGACACTCCGAACTGCATGCCTACAACCATACCAAGGTTGTCCTGGAATACGACCTCATGGACAACACGGTGGGCGTCATCCGCGACCTGTCCGGTCGATGGGTTTGTGATGCCAACCTCATCCGCGTCATCGACGCAGTCGACAAGACCCGTCTCGACGAAAAACGCGAGCAGCGTGCGGCGGACGCCATAAAGCGGCTCGAAAAGAAGATGGCCGAGCAACGCGCCCGCGCCGGGATCGTACTGGACGCAGACGCCCTGGTGGATTGCGCCTTGCCCGCGATCACAAGTGGCCAGAAACGACTGCCCACAGCCGAAGACGATGGCTTCCAGCTTTTTGACCTATGAGGATCGCCATGAACGCGAAAGACCTGAAGAAAGGAGACGCGGTGCTGATTACGACCCACCTTGGGCGCGTCATCGAAGCCACGTTTATCGAAAACAGTGGGTGTTCCTGCTACTTCGATGTCCCTGAGTACGCCGGTCTGGACGGCCCGGAAGACACAGGCAGATGTGCGATCCCAAACAAAAGCGTGCGCCACCGCGTGACGCGCAACCTGCAACCCTGTTTAAAACCTGTTTAAACGCCTTCAATCCCGGAGATCAGAGTGAAAGACATGCCCAACCCCGAAATCGACCCGCAAACGGTACAGACGCCCTCTGGTGCTGTTGTGTGGGGGCAGAGCTACACAGCAGAAGACATCGCCAATGTCGAGACCGTGAATAGATGGCTCAAGGAACGCAATTTTCAGAAAGCCTCACTGGCGCGGCTTGCACGTGTCTCCACATCGGGTACCAGTCAGATCTTGTCTGGCTACTACGCCGCCAGTCCGAGCAAGCAACTCAGCAGCTTGCTCTCAGCCATGAAACACGCAGATGAGCAGGCGGAGCAGAAAAGCGCCTCTGCCGTTGTTGAAACAAGCGTTTTCCGGCTGGTGCAAATGGCCTGCGACATGGCCCGCCGCTATCGGAACTTTTCCGTGCTGACGGGCTACGTCGGCACGGGTAAAACCTTTGCGCTCAAGTATTACGTAGCGCACAGGCCGAACACCTATCTCGTTGAAGCCACGCCAGCGATGACGCACCAGAGCATGGCGCGCCACCTCGCCAGGATGGTCGGATTTGAAGGCAAGGGCAGTATTGCCGACAAATTCGAGCATATCGTCAGCAGCCTGAAAAACACTGATTCGTTGATCATCATCGATGAGGCCGAAACGCTCAAACCGAGCCAACTGCATCTCGTGAGGCGCATCCGGGACGTAACGGACATCGGCATCGTGCTTTCCGGCACCGAGCATCTGTCCGGCCTCATTCGTCCAGCCCACGGTCAGTTTGACCAGATCAGGAGCCGCGTCGGCTTCTGGCCGGAGACGGTCAGAGGAATCACGGCAGAAGATGCAGCCGCGCTCGTTCAATCCGCTTTCGGCGGGGAAGAAGTCCATGAGGATGTGATCGCGCGGTTGTTTGCCTATTCACGGGGCAGCGCGCGGATGCTCGCAGAGGGGCTGGTTGCCGCCTTGAAAGAGTTCCGCCAGGGCAGGCCGCTCGACACAAAGCTGGTGGATGCCGTTGCCAAACAGGCGCTGTGTCTGCAATCGCTGGCGTGAGGTAACCATGAGAACATATCGCGAAAACGCCGCAGAAAGGGCCAGTGCGGGCTGGCATGCCGCACCAAAAGGTGCAGTGTTGTGGGGCTTTTATTGCCGCCACTGCAAGCATGTCAGCACGGCGCGGTCAGGCATTGTTTGCAAACACGTCTTAAACGAGTTTTCAACCGAGCTTGATGCCCGCTGCAAACGGATCGAGCCAAGGGGGAAGAAATGAGCAACGTCATCCCTTTGCCCCTCCCGACCCCTGCCGTGCCGCCCGTGAACATCAGCGTGATGAACGAAACATTCGTTCATCGTCTCGCTGCCGCCAACGCACTCACCCGCAAACTGCGTGGCTGGAGAGTCGACGTAGAAAACGTCGTGATTCCGCCGAGCCACGAAAACGCCCCGGCCATGCTGTACATCCGGCCAGACCCGACCCGATCTGCAAAGCAACTGCTTGATGCGACTGCCGGAAGTCGCAGATGGCATCCCGCCTCCGGCAGGCTGCCGGATCGCATGGTCGCCGACCTTGATGGGTGCATGGTCATGTGGATACTGCGCGACCGCCGGACACTTCTGCGCCGCACGGAAAGAGGGTGTACATGAAAACCCGTTGCCCCTGCTGCGGCACTACGCTGAGCCTCGATGCGCTCGTGACGCACGAATCCGCCCGCACGGCGCTCGCCAGCGTCTTCCGGTTGTCCGGCGAGCTTGGCGGCACACTCTGCCGCTACCTGGGGCTGTTCCGGCCTGCACAGCGGGAACTGTCGATGGATCGCGTTGCTCGCCTGCTGGCCGAAGTCGTCGAGGATATTTCCGCAGGCAGGATCGCGCGCAACGGGCACATCCATGACGCCCCGCCAGATGCGTGGATATGGGCCATCAACCAGGCGGTCTCCGCCCGTGAGGCGGGCCGTCTCAAGACGCCGCTCTCCGGGCACGGCTATCTTTATGAGGTGATTGCCTCATGGCGTCCAGAGCCTACTGCGCTGGTGCCGGTGGCGGTAACGCCTGCAATGCCGACCAAAACCTCCTACGCCCGTGCAGCCATAGAAGTCTTGAGGGATCGGTCGAAATGAACACACCGGAGTGGCTCGTGCGCGAAATCTCAAACGGATTCCAGGCTCTTCTCGCGCTTGGGTTGAAACGCGCCCCCTCTGCGGACGTGATTGGGATGACTCTTGACGTGTGGCTTATCCCCATCACCCAGCGTCTCGGCGGTGCGGATGAAGAGCGCGGAGTCAAGCGGGTGCGTGCCGCGTTCTCCCGTCTTTTTGAGCGGCGCGAATGGCCGACCCCTGCCGACTTCCTGGACGCGCTGCCAGCCCCTATCCATCTCCCGGCGCTGCCTGCGCCTCAATTGAGCGCCGAAGAGCGCGCTCTCAACCGTGGCCGCATGACAGCGATTCTTGAACAACTTTCAAAAGCCAAACAAATGAGGTGAAACAACCTATGGTCAAAGCCAAAAAAACCGCCGTTCCGTATGCCTGCCAGAACCGTGAAGAGGTGATGGACGCCATCAAGACGCTCGGCGATACACAGCGCGAACTGGTGCGCCTGGAGACGTCCATCAATGACGAAATCGCTGCCATCACGCAGCGTGAAAAGTGCCGTATCGACGCACTGAAAAAACAGATCGACGTTCTTACCACCGGCGTCCACTGGTGGTGTGAGGCCAACCGGCAAATGCTGTGCGCCAATGGTGGCAAAACGGCCAACCTCATCACCGGAGAGGTTTCGTGGCGGCAGCGCCCGCCCTCTGTCTCTCTTCGTGCCGTCGACAAGGTGATCGACACCTTGAAGCGCCTCGGACTGGAGCGGCTCATCCGCATCAAGGAAGAAGTCAATAAGGAAGCCATCCTCGCCGACCCGAAGAAGGTGGCGGGCGTGGCGGGCATCACCGTGGTGCAGGGCCTTGAAGATTTTACGGTTACGCCGTTTGAGGTCGATATCGGGGGTGTGCAATGACACGTAACCCTTTCCTGTTTTGCCTGTTAAGTGACGGGACAGAAGTCCAGATTGGCGACGCCGCCGGACGCATTGATGCCGTCAAAAAGTTCGGGACAACCGAGTGCCTGGATGCGCTCGCCTTGCCCGGGCTGCAAAGCACCGTCAAGAAAGCGATTCAGCGGCGGCTGCGCGCACTCGACCGTGCCGACCAGCGGAGGCAGTGACCATGACTGATCTGCTCACACACCAGCGCCAGTTGCTCGGTATCGCCAAAGGGTGGGCACTCAAAAACCTGCCCGGCTGGACAGACGAATGCCACCGTGACCTGATTGCGCGGCATGGCGCGGCTGCCGTCAACGGTCGCGTCTCTGCCACGGTTATGACCAGCAGCCAGATCGCGGCGGCACTCTCGGACTACGAGGCGAGAGGTTGGCCGCGCCAGCGCAATCACAAGGCGGCAGGTGGGCAAACGAAGCCCATCCCGCCGCGCATCGCGCACATGGTGCGCCTGTGGGGACGATTAGGCACAGCGGGCAAGGTGGAACGCGCCACCCGCCCGGCGCTGCTTGCGTTCTGCGCGCGTCAGGCCCGACGCGAAGTGCGTGACCTGGACAGCTTGAGCCAATCTGAATGCATGGCTGTCACCGAAGCCCTCAAAAGCTGGCTTGCAAGGTAAAAATGGAACCAGCCGTCCGCCTCCATGCCGTTGATGATGAGTTGCTGCGCACGCTGCCGCCTGTGCTGCGGGCGGTTGTGCGGGCGCTCGGCTTCAGGCGGGCGCAGGAATGGCTACAAGACTACGGTGGGGTTTCCGTCACGCTGCCGCTCTACAAGGCGGACGCACTTGAACTGACGTCAGACGAACTCAAAGCCATGCGTCACACCCTTGCACCGCACCTGGACGCGGACGGGCGGTTTTGGGCGCCCAAAGCAGACAAGATTTTAATCAAGGTGCGCGACGCGCAGATACGCCGCGAACGCTACAGCACCAGCATCAAGGCGCTTGCGCGCCGCTACCGCATCACGGATCGGCACGTACTCAACATCTGTCGCGAAGATGATCCCGGTCGACAGACCGTGCTTTTTTAACCTTGTAATAACCACACAAAAAACCTAGACTTTTCCCGTCGCCGAAAACAACGGCGATTGGGTGTGGAACCCAGAAATGTAGTAGCGGACAACCGCCAGCGCATTCCTGCGAACTGGCGGTTGTTCGTGCACGGCATCTCCCAATGGGCGAGCCGTGCGGTAGGGCTTCGGCCCTGCCGGTTGCTACATTCCGGATTCCACACCGCGCGGTTCCGCCCACCCTCCCTGTCGAGTGCGGGCGGAGAGAAATCTCCACTAAAACATAGATGCCTTCTTTATGAGTATGTCAGTCCTCGCGTCCACACACATCGAAACTTACTCTGTCGCTGCTTTCCTCCGCCGCTTGCAGCAGATGTGCATCCCAGACTGACCCCTCCCCGCAGGCGGGAAACATTTCCAGCCTGAACGCCGCCGCCGAGATTGGCGAAGATGGCGTCCATGAACACGGACGCCCCCACCTTTGCTGCACTGACTCTCGAACTGGTTCCCACTGACGGCGATGCCGTGCCGTCAGAGGCGCACCTTTTGTTGCCTGGGCCATTCCGCGCGACGGATGGCAGGCCGCGCGACGTGTCCGCATGGTTGCTTGATGCTGCGATTGCCGCAGCGGTCATCGACCGTGCGTCACGGAAATCTGGAGACACCCTCATTGACTACGAACACCAGTCCCTGCACACCGAATGGAACGGACAACCTGTGCCTGCCGCCGGGTGGTTTCGCAACCTTGAGTGGCGTGACGGTAAAGGGCTGTACGCGGTCGATATCCGTTGGACGGATCGCGCCCGCGGGCTGATCGCGGCGCGTGAGTATCGCTACGTCTCCGCAGTGTTCAGCTACCACCAGACAACCGGTGATGTACTGGAAATCGTCTCTATTGCGATCACCAATACCCCCGCGCTGGACGGGCTTGAAGCCCTCGTTGCCGCGCGAAAAAACAACCTCAACCCCAACCCCAACCCCAAGGAGGTCACTATGGCCGATGAAGCCAGGGAGACTGCCGCGCTCACGCAAGAGCGCGACGGTCTGAAGACAGAAGTTGCCGCGCTCCGGGCCACCGTCGAGACGCTGACGCGCGAACGAGACGATGCGCGCGACAAGGTTGCAGACATCGAAGCGAAGGAAGCCGAAGCCGCGCTGGCGGCGGAAAAGGCCGAGCGTGACAGTCTGCTGGAAAAGGTGCCGCCTGCACTGAAGGAAAGTGTCGGAAGCCTGCCGCTGGCCTCGCTCAAGACGTACATCGAAAAGGCTGAACCGCTTGGTCTGCTCATCAAGCAGTCCGATGGCAAAACATCGGCACCCACCGCTGCGCTCACCAAAGATGAAGCCGCGTTGTGCGAAAAGTTCGGCATCTCCCACGAAGAATTCACTTCGGCCCGCAAGGCCGGAAAGGAGTAAAAAATGGCCCTCACACAGGCTCAGATCGACGCTCTTAAAACCGCTCTGGTCGCGCGGTTCAACAAAGGGCTTGCCGCCGCCCCGAACAACTGGCCGACCGTGGCGCGAAAGATCGCCTCTAACTCGAAGAGCAACACCTACGAATGGCTTTCCTTGTTCCCGATGTTCCGGGAGTGGGTAAGCGGCAACCGGCTGCACAAGCAACTGAAGGAGTCCGCCTACGTCGTTCCGAACCGCAGGTTTGAATCCACGATTGGCATTCCGCGCACGGACATCGAGGACGATACCTTCGGGCAGTACGGTGAACTGTCTGAAGCCCTCGGTTATGCGGCCATCGAATTCCAGAACCGGCTTGTATTCGAGGCGCTTGTCGCAGGATTTAAAGAGAAGTGCTACGACGGGCAGCCGTTCTTCGACGAAGATCATCCCGTTGCGCCAAATGAAGATGGCAGCGGTACGGCGATTTCTGTCTCCAACGTACAGGCTGGAACGGGCGAGCCGTGGGCGCTGCTCTGTACCAAGCGCGCCGTGGCTCCTATTTACCTCCAGGAGCGCGAAGCCGCCCGGTTTGATGCCGTGACAAACGGCAGTGACTTCACCGTCTTCGACACCGACCGATACTCCTACGGCGGGTATTGGCGCGGAGCAGCCCCGTATGGCTTCTGGCAACTGGCGTTCGGGTCGAAAGCCCCGCTCACTGAGGCCAACTTCAACGCAGCCTACGACGCCATGTTCAGTTGCAAGGGAGACGGCAACCGCGTGCTCGGCATCGTTCCCGACCTGCTGGTCGTGGGGCCGTCAAACCGCGCCGCCGCAGAAGCGTTGATCGACGCGCAGTTCAAGGCCAATGGGGCCAGCAATACCAATTACAAAAAAGTGGAGTTGCTCGCCTCGCCGTTCATGGTCAATCCGGTTAAACAGGAGGAGGAATGAGACTGTTCGTTCGCGTTTCTCCCGCTGCGAAGGCTGAAACCTTTCGGCGCTGCGGCATGACCTTCACCAGAGACGGTGCGGAGGTTGATGTTGATGAGGCCACCGCCAACCGTCTGATGGCCGAGCAGATGCTCGAAGTGCAGGAAGTCGGCAACCATTCCGAGGAAGCCCTCGAAAAGGTTCCAGCGCCCGCTCCGGCAAAAGCCAGTAAAACCAAGGCAAAGGCTTGAGCATGTTCGCCACCCGCGCCGACCTTCTTGCCCGCAGTAACGCCATGAGACTTGCGCAACTGGCGGTGCCTGCCGACCATGATTTTCCGAGTGCCGACAAGGCGCTTCGGAAAGTCATCGACGGCGGCAATATGTGTGGTCTGACAGTAGAAGAACAGGCAGCGATTGTGCTGGCGCTGGATGCTATCGATAGGTGTCTGGCGGACGCGGACGCGCTCTTGGTCTCCTACGGCATCCCGCCGCAGGCGCAGAGTACGCTGCTCTCAAGGTTCTCATCGACTATAGCGCTCTACTACCTGCAAGGTGCGGAGCGCATGACCGAAGACGTGCAGGACGCCTACGAGTCGGTGCTTGCGCTGCTTGACAAGTATCACAAGGGCACGTTGCCCGGCCTTGTTCCGCCGGAGCCTTCCGGGCTGGCGGACATCCAGTCCGGCCCATCGCGCTACCCGCCGCGCTTCTCCGTTGCCGGGGAGGATGACTGATGATTTCGCTCACTCCTGTCATCGAGCATCTCACCCCAAAACCGGCGGGCTTCACCGGAATCTGGTTCCGTAAAGTTGCAGGTGCGGCGGAGTTTGCCCAAGTGCGTCCCGACGCGCTGCCGCTTCCTGCTTGTTGGGTGATTCGCGCAGGCGAGCGTGTGCGCCACGCAGGCGAGCGTGCGGAGAACGTCACGCTCACCTTCGATGTGGTCATGGCCATCGAAAATGCTCGCGTTCATCGCGCGGGCGAAACAGACGACAAGCTGCTTGCCTATCGCAAAGCCGTCAAAAACAGGCTGCTTGGCTATGAGCTTGAGCCGGATGTGAGGCCAATCAAGTTCGACGGCGGGCGCGTCCTGGAGTACGCGGACGGCGACCTTTATTGGGCGGATCGCTACGTGTTCGACGCGCTCATCACGAACTACCTGCCCGACCCGACACCCCTCTTTGAATCCATTCAAAACACAGGAGATGAACAGTGACCATCACGTTCTCCGAAGTCCCCCAGGCGCTGCGCTATCCGGGCGTCTATATCGAAATCGACGGCTCGCAGGCCGGTCTCGGCGGAGACTTGCCGACCGTCTTGCTGGTCGGTCAAAAACTCGCCACGGGCAGCGCCCCGGCCGGTGAAGTCGTGCGCATCACCAGCGTCGAGGACGCCGTGAAGAAAGCGGGCGCGGGTTCCATGCTTGCGCAGATGGCCGCCGCCTACCGCCGCGCGGATCAGACGTTCGACCTCTTCATGCTGCCCTATGCCGACAACGCTGCGGGCGTGCAGGCGACCGGCAGCATCACGGTGACAACGCCTGCCACCGAAGCCGGGACGCTCGCACTCTACATCGCCGGAAAACCTGTGAGCGTGGGTGTGCAAGCAAACATCGCCGCCGCCGACATCGCCACGGCAATCGCTGATGCCATTACCGCCGCCGGTAAAAACATTCCGGTGACGGCTGAAGCCACTGGCACGACGGTCACACTGACCGCACGCCATAAAGGCACCTGCGGCAACGACATCGACTTACGCCTGGGTCTGTACGGTGAACCGATGCCCGAGAACCTGGTAGTCAACATCACCGGCATGGCGGGCGGCACGGGTGATCCGCTCTCGGGCGATCTGCCGACTCTCATTGGTGAGCGGTGGTTCCGGTATGTGGCGCTCGGGATCAACGATGCGGCAACGCTGGCCGCATGGCACGCCGAATCGCGTCGCCGCTACGCCGTGCCGGTACAAGCGGGTTTCCGTGTATTCACCGCGTATCGCGGCACCTACGGGGAAGCCGCCGCCTTCGGCGAGACCAAGAACTTTGAGCACATTTCATGTTCCTGGCTGTCTCTGAATCCGCCCACGGTATGGGAAGCGGCGGCAGCGATCTGTGGCGCGGCAGCACCCAGGCTCACCAACAACCCGGTCATTTCGCTCGAAGGCACGTCCGTACCCGGTCTGGCGGCAGACGTCTCCTACAACGATTTTACGCTCGGCAACAGCCTGCTCTTCAAGGGAATGTCGATTCTCGAAGTCGGCAAGGATGGTGCGGTTTACCTGAAACGACTGATTTCCATGTACCAGACGCGCTCAGACGGATCCACTGACGATGCGTGGCTCGACATCAACGTCGCCGAAGCGATGGAGCGGATTCGCACCGAGCAGCGCATGGGCGCAATTAAAAAATTCCGTGGAACAGTCGCAGCAAAAACAAACGAAGGCTACCGCCCCGGCCTGCCGATCACCACCGAAGACAGCGTTAGGGCGTTCCTGCTTTCGCTCTATCAGAACGTGCTGATGCGTGAATACGGCTGGGTGCAAGCCTACGGCTACTACAAGAACAGCCTGATCGTCGAACAAGACCCGAACAACCCCTCCCGGTTCAACTTCCGGGACGATCCAGTCATCAACAGCCCGTTCTACATCCTTGCGGGGCGCTCGCGCTTCCTCAAGGCGGTGCCGAGCTACTGAACCCACCAATAAACGCCCTTTGAACGAGGTTTGAAATGGCACAACTCAACAACATTCGCACGGTCAGCCTGCCAAGTTTCGGCAAGCTCCCGTTGGCCGATGATCCTGGCACCTTCTCGCCCTCCGGTGTGAAGCGCGAACACAAGGCCGGGCGGCTGGCCGAGGACGGCGGCTTCACCGAAACCGGCACCCCTGCGACGCTCGAACTCAACATCAACCTCCAGCCGGGGATGGACTTCGTGGCCTTGAACGCCATCAAGGATGAAGACGTGACCGTGCGGCTGGCCGATGGCCATGTCCACATGCTTTCTCAAGCGTTCGTCACAGAGGTGGTACAGGTGGGTGACGGCTCCGCGAAAGTAACGCTCATCGCCAACACGTCCGAGCAGATCGGCTAAGGGGCAACATGAAACTCAGACTGAAATACCCGCTCCAGCTTGAAAAAAAGATGGTCGAAGAACTCACCTTCCGTGATTACACGACCGCCGATGATTATCTGGCTTTCGACATACGCGGTGGCGTAGCACAGAACATCACGCTGATCGCCAACCTCACCGGCACGGACGAAGTGCTCATCAAGCGGCTCCGCGGGCCGGACTACAAGGCCGCGTGCCAAATCGTGGACAAGATTTTCGACCGCGACGACAAAGAGTTCATGGGCATGGAGGACGCCGAAAAAAAGTCATCCGAGTCCTGACCGCCGTGGGGCTGGTGGCACGCGAACTGCACCAGCCCATTCCGGTGATCGAGGCTTTCCCGATAAGAAAACTGATGGTTTTCGCAAAAATGGCAGCAGCCATGAGTGGCAGGAAGTTTTAAGGCATGGAAAACAGACGCATCCCCGTCAAAACGCTCACCGTCTCGGCGGCATTCCTGATCGCGCTGGCCATCTCCGAAGGCTACGCGCCGAAGGTTGTCTCCACCGCCGTTGATCCCGTGCCGACCGGCGGTTTCGGTAGCACGCTGAATGAGACCGGCAAACCTTTGAAGGTGGGCGAGCCGATGCCGCCCGTGCGCGCGCTGGTGGTGCTGCGCGCCCATGTGTCGCGCGACGAAGAAGCCTTCAAAAAGAGCCTGCCGGGCGTGGCGCTCACGCAGGGCGAATGGGACGTGTATCTCGATTTCGTCTATCAGTACGGCACCGGCACATGGGAAAAGTCGAGCATGCGCACGGCTTTGCTGGCCGGGCAGTACCGCGCCGCCTGTGAGGCGCTGCTGGAATACCGCTTCTCAAACGGGTTGGATTGTTCTGCGCCTGGAAATCGGACATGCGCCGGTGTCTGGAAGCGCCAGCAGGAACGGCACGCGAAGTGCATTGGGGAACAGGTATGAACCGGCTCTGTGTGATTGCCGTCGCCTCCGCGATCTGCATGGGCTTTGCCGTTGGCCACAAGGTTGGCGCAGCGGGCGTCCAGGCGAAATTCGATCAGGCGCAGCAAGCGTGGGCCGAAGAACGCCAGACGGCCATCGAACAAGCGCTTGCTGAGTCTGAGACACAGCGCGCGGTCGAACGTGCCTTTACCGCACAACTCTCCACCGCCATCAAGGAATACGACGATGAAAAAAACCTGCTTGCGGCTGCCGCTCGCGCTGATCGTGATCGCGCTGCTCGCCAGTTGCGCGACGCCCGCTCCTCCATTACAGCCGCCCTCAACCGTGCGGAGTGGGCTACCGCCGCTCCCTGTTTCCGTGCCGCAGACACCACCCTCGCGGCCCTCGGAGGATGCACAGGCGCGTATCGAGACATGGCTGACCGATACGGAGAATGCCTGGCAGGCATGCAAATGATCGAAAAAACGTGGAACGCGGCCCGCGACGTGTGCCGCTGAAGAGCAACTGGAGTTCAACAACATGAACGAAGCAACAAACGAACAGCAGCCAATGAGCAATTCAACCATTGCTCATCAAATCGGCCTGCTCACCGGCACCGTCCAGCAACTGCACTCTGCGCTGACAACACAGATTGAACACATCCGCACCGATGTGCGCTCGCTCGAAGACAAGCAGTCTCGCGCGCTGATTAGCATCGAGGGGCGGCTCACGCACCGCATCGACGGCCTGGAAAAAAGCATCGGGCACCGCATTGACGGACTGGAGGTGCGCGTCGGAAAGCTGGAAGAAGAGGATAAAAACTTCTTGAAAGCCAGTTCCAAGGCCGGTGGCGTGTCGGGTGGCGTGGCAGGTGTCGTCGTCACTGGCGCCATCGAACTCATCAAGATTTTGTCAACTAAAGTCCTCTGAAATGGCCTACCCGGACGAAACCCGTTCCAGGCTCCGCGCGCTCTACATCGAGGGTATGCCGCTCACCAGCGCGGCGGTCACGCTCGAAGTGTCCTATGAGACGGCGCGTGACTGGAAGGCGAAGGCCAAGGGGCGTGGCGACGATTGGGACACGGCCCGCACCGCCTATCGGGTGTCCGAGCAGGGAATTGACGATCTCAACAAGCAACTGGTCGAAGACATGGCTCGGCAGATCGTGGTGACAACCCGCGAACTGGAGGCAGCG